AGCAATGAGACAGGATTTCAAAGACCTCGCCAACACGGCCGTAGTCAACTACAAGGATCGCAACTTTTGTACGGTCGCGGCCTTGGCAATGACGCTAGATTGGAGCTTCGGCAAGGCCCACCGCCACATGAGCAAGCACGGCCGCAAGCAAGGGCGCGGTATGTTCATCATGGCATGGCGTCCAGCTATCGAAGCGGCCGCTAAGGGTGTCGGTAAGCGCTTCACTGAAGGTGACTACCACCTACGCGGAGACGGTCGAGCCATGACGCTCGGACGCTTCTGCAAAGAGTACCCAACGGGCACCTACTACGTGCAGGTCAACCGCCACGCTGTCGCCATCGTTGATGGTGTCATGCACGACTGGACGGCCGACACAGCAGGACGACGCAAGATCATCACATCATTCAAACTTACAGACGGAGAGTAAACATGTACACACTGACAACATCTGCAACGGGTGCCTTCTGGCACATAATGGCACACGGCCAAGTAGTCGAGGGTGCCCCCAAACGCGGCCACGGTCGCGCCACCAAGGCCCAAATGATAGATTGGGTGAACGAACTTAACGCGGAGGTTTCAAGATGAAAGAAGTAGTATACGAAGTAGAGAACGAAGAGGCGGGCATTATCGCGCAGGTAATCACATGGCCTAATATCATGTGGAAGTATCGCGTTATATTGCACGACGTGGACGCAGGCGAGCAGGTCGAAGGCGTTCACAAGTCATTCAAAAAGCTGGATGACGCCGAAGCATACGCAGACACTTGCGTTGACTCCTACTGATGAGGCCGCTGGTAACGGCCGAAACGCCTTCGGGCGTCTAGGAAACCAAACAACGGAGAGTAAACATGAAAGCAATGACATTTCACGAGATCCGCAACACCGTCCACGCCATATGTGAGGAGGTCGATACGAACTACGACAGTGACGTAGACACTATGGACGCCATTTCTGAGTCTACTAGCCAATATTTCATCTATCACGGGGACGTATGGTCTGCCGCCGCTGGTATGCGCTTCGAGTACTTCGACGCGTGGTTTGATGCAGAGCAAGTATTCGAAGATTCCCGGACGGGACTAGACATAGACAGCACTCTGTACGCCATCGTTCATGAGTGCTTACGCCTACTAGTAGAGGACGCGCACGCGAATGGCGATCACTTGCCCGAGGAGGAGTGAGCATGGACGTATACCAAGGAATGACACTGGTGGCTCTGGGTACGGTCTTCGTGCTCTGGGTCATCGCTAATGCCTACTGATGAGACCTTTGGTACAGGTCGAAACGCCCCGCGTGGGCGTCTGGGTAACCAAACGGAGATATCCAATGAACTTATTCTACTTAGACCCCGACCCCGTCGAGGCCGCCAATCTACAGTGCGACCGACACGTAGTTAAGATGATACTCGAGACCGCGCAGATGCTGTCGACGGCTCACCTAGAGCTGGACGGTATCAAGGTGGCGTACAAGTCCACCCACAAGAACCACCCCAGCACCGTCTGGGTGCGTTCTAGCACGGCCGCGTACCACTGGGCCTTCACTCACATGATGGCTCTTGGCGACGAGTACACGCGCCGCTACGGCAAGATACACAAGACTATCCGAGAGCATGCTAAGATGCTGTCGCTGGTCCCCATCAACATCGACCCCAACGCCGGTTTTACAGAGCCGCCGCAGTGCATGTACGACGAGTGCAAGCGTGGTGACACGGTGCTGGCGTATCAGGTTTATTACAACGCGAAAGCAGACGAATGGGCCGCTAAGGGCTCACCCATGACATGGTACGGGAGTACAGCAGAATGACCTATATAGAAATCCACGCGGCGCTGTGGGGCAAGCGTCAAAATGCGTTTATCCAGACGAGCAAGTCACGCGACTGCGGCGATTGGGAAGCTGTCGAGTACTGGGCGGGAGCGGCTAGCTCATACCATGAGGCGCTCCAGTTACTTAACTCATTAGAGGAGGATGCAGAATGAAGAACGAGAAGATCCGAGAGATACGTATGCAGGAGTTCGTGAGCCTGCAAGTAATGCGAACCCGCTACGACCGCCTGCTAGCCGACGCTAAGCACGCGGAGGCGGCAGTAGTGAAGGGCCAGATCTCGCGACAGTGCGGGAAGCTGGACGGAATCGATCAAGTATTGGAGGCTATGAAATGAGCGATGTATCAGTGGTACACTATCAATTCAAAACGAACCCGGAAGGCCTCACTTCTGAGATGACGGTGACGCGTCACTTCACTAGGCAGAAGATTAAAGACATCTATGTCGGAAAGTGCCTAGAAGATCCGATGTACACCGACGTGTACGTTGGCGAGGACTGCGTGATCTCGCGCGTGGTGGTGAACAAATGACTAAACAGAAGCAGTGGACGCCTAACACGGAGCGGCTAGTTCGGTCGGCGATGGGTGACGAGCAGTACTGTTCGTTCATCCTCGACTGCCTGCACCATGAGCAGTACGACATGAGCCTGCGGCAGTTGCAGGCGATGTGGGACCGCGCCGCATCTTCATCTCTAACAGTGGAGGAGTTTATCAACGATGAGCGAAACTGAGTTCAACCTGTTCCTAATGTTCGGCAGTATTTATGCGGCCGTACTTCTTTACTACTTACTGGAGGCTACACGATGAAACTACTAATCCAAGACGACATCATCGACAAGCTCGATGTGTATGTTGAATACACGGTCGACAACGACACGCCTTACCTGATGCCTGAGGAACACCATATTGTTTTGCTGGACTACGGTTTGGAGTTCGATGGCGAGACGGTAGTCAACGGCGCGAACGGCCGAGAGATCGTCGAGTATCAGACCCATACCAGTCTGCGCGGGTACGTTAACACGCGCTGGATGGAGGAGAAGCTAATCGATTTTATTATGACGGAGGAGACAGCATGAGTAAGCAATTCTATAAGGATATCAAGCATTTAGATAACGCACTTGATTCTATGTGTCAGGCGGCAAACGAGCTAGGTGAGTCCACCGACTGGGTTGGTCGGGCTGTTCTGGTGACGCTGGAAGGAATGATTGATGACCTAGGCGAGCGCGTTACCGAATTGCGCTTGATTGCTAAGGCAGTAAAGGAGGTGAGTAAAGATGACTGAAGTATTTGTAATCTATCGAGAGAAGAAGTTGAGCGCGGTCTACTCCAGTGAGGATGATGCGTTTCTGGATAGGGCGAGACTGGAGGCTATGGGATACAGCGAGGTGCGTGTGCAACGCGTGCCGGTGTGGACCACCAACATGATCCCGACCCTCGACGAGGCGAAAGCCCGACGTGAGTACCGCGAGGAACTCGAAGACCAAGCAATGAAAACTATGCAGGAGAGAATCTAATGAGCATCAACGAACTGAAGAAAGTACTGTGTGAGGGTGTCGACATGGCACGCGCCGATCTGTGGGAGACTAACGATCTGGTCAGCCTCAACGAACCCACCGATGTACACGGACAGGTGGCACGGGCACAGCAGGCACGGGCAGAGATCTGGCAGGCTGTCATCGACTACCGCGAGGAGAGGATCGACTTCAACGAACTGCTGATGTCGCTTCAAGCCTTCGACAGGGAGGTCACGGCATGGGATGTAACTAAACTACTATCGGGAATATACAAATGATCTTTGAAGACTACGAACGCACCACCGAGGGGGCCGCTGATCTTAAGCGGGACAACTTCAACCACCCGCGTACATCCTTTGAGTCCCTCAAGCGGCTCGCCGGTACGCTGTCCGCTACACCCACTGACACCGTGAAGCGCAAGGCTATACGCGCCCGCCTAAGCGACCCGTACAAGCGAGCACCCAACAAGGCACAGTACTGGCCGACGGCTAGCACCTACGTGCAGGAACAGCTCGACGAGATGCGGTCGTGGATTCTCACTCACTCCAGCGAGCTACCGTGCGAGCTAGAGACTGAGAAGGGACAGCTAGCGCAGGGCCGGTCATACTCTGAGATACCCGAGGCATGGGTTCAGGAGTCTGACGAAAGCGTTAAGGACTCGGCCGACGATCATGACTGGTCAGCCGAACCGTTCAGCACCTACGAGTTGCACGGCCTCACCAACATGGGCCGCTTTAGTTGCTACGAGCCGTTCGATTCTGTCTGCACTAAGATCGACAGGCTCTACCCCACCGACCTAAGCACGCGCACCAAGGCGTCGGCCATACTAGCTGACCGCTTCCGTAAGTACGATGAAGCACGTGCCGAGCGCCTACGCTGGCGTGGTATGGAGGAGTGGGATGCGGTAGGCAAGGCAAGCGAGAAGCTAGAGGAAGGGCTAGCCCGCACGCCAAGCGACAGCAACGCGGCACCACTGCCACCCATCGACAGCCTTCAGGCACAGTTCGAGCCGATCGACGGGGTGCTGTACCGCAAGCGACTCAACCGACCAGTGACAGGTAGGCAAGTGAAGATCGACGGGGTTAAGTTCGTCACTTCACGCGTCGCCTTCGCTGTCATGTACGGACAAGATCCCGGCTCGCTTATGGTGCGTGACGGTGTCGCGACCAAGTACCGAGGGGCTTCCGGATTTGTATCCTCACGGTCTGACGGTCAGTTTGATGCACGCATAGAGCTGACAGGTGAGACGATCACTGTCGGCGAGTACACGACCAAGCGACAGGCTGAGGAGGCATGTAGCATCTACCTCCAGACGCTTGAACGGTGGGCCTGATGGCGAAGGTCTACCCTAACCGGTCCTCGATGCGTATACTTATGAAGGCATAGGCAAACGAAAGCAAGGCGTTGAGGTGGTTACTACTTCAGCGTCTTGCTTAGGCTTATACATAGGAGAATCTTAAGATGGAAACCGAATCAATACTGGTCTCCAAGGGTAGCTGTGATGAGTGCGGGTCGAGCGATGCTAACGCATTGTATGATGACGGCCACACCTACTGCTTCTCTTGCGAGACTCACAAGCAGGGAGACGAGTCACCTACTGCACCTACGCAGACGGTGTCGCTCACCTCCGACACGGAGTTGTCTAGACTGACAGCCCTGTGGAGCGCCCGTAAGGGTGGCTCTCTCCCCGAGCGCTGTCTAACTGGCGCGTCAATCAAGGCCTTCGGTGTTACATTCGACGGCGCTAACCAAGCATACCCCTACTTTGAGGACGGTCGGACGGAGCCGGTCGCCTTTAAGATACGCGGGCCAAACAAATCGTTCCGAGTCATCGGGTCGGTTAAGAACGCTGGTCTTTTTGGCCAGCAGAAGTACGGCAACAGCGACAACCAGAAGATCATCGTCACTGAGGGTGAGCTTGATGCGGTCGCGGCTAGCCAGATGTTTGACGGACGCGTGCCGGTTGTCTCACTCAAGGGTGGGGCGGCAGGTGCAGGCCGTGACTTCAAGTCAGCGTACCAGTTCCTCGATGGCTTCTCTGAAATCATCCTCGCCTTCGACGCCGATCAGGCGGGGCAGGATGCAGTGCAGAAAGCGGCCGAGGTATTCGCTGGCAAGATCCGCATCATGAAGCTTGACGCCACGCTGGGTAAGGACGCGTGCGACTACCTCAAGGCAGGCCTTAACAAGGAGTTCCAGCAGGCCTACTACAAGGCTAGCCAGTACGTACCTGACGGTGTGCTGTCGCCTGATGAGCTGTGGGAGAGGCTGTCACGTGAGCGTCCCGACGCCCTAGGCACCTACCCTTGGGCCAAGCTGAACGCCCTGACGCATGGCTTCAGACCCACCGAGCTGGTCACTGTGACCGCAGGCTCAGGTCTGGGCAAGTCATCCGTGCTACGTGAGATCGTGATGCATATAAAGAACAGCACCGACAACAAGATCGGGTGCCTATTTATGGAGGAGAGCGTCGAGCGTACCGCTGAAGGCTTCCTAGGCGTCGATCTCAACACCCCTGTACACTTGCCTACCTCCGCAGTAAAACGCGGTGACGACGCATACAGGGACTCCTTCGACCGTGTGTTCGGTGACGGGCAGATCATGGTGATGGATGCCAGCTTCGACACCGGCGCTACCGTGGATCAGGTGGTGGCACGCGTACGTTTCATGGCGAAGGCACTGGACTGTAGGGTAATCGTGCTGGATCACATCTCAATCCTTGTATCAGGCGGCCAATACGGCGACGAGCGCAAGGCTCTGGATGAGATCATGACGAAGCTTCGCACCCTTACGCAGGACACAGGCATCGTGCTGTTCGCAGTGTCTCACCTCAAGCGCCCTGAAGGTAAGGGTCACGAAGAAGGCGCGGCCACTAGCGTTTCTCAACTGCGTGGCTCTGCGGCCATCGCTCAGCTTAGCGACTTCGTGCTGGGCCTCGAGCGGAACGGACAGGCTGACGATCCTATCGAGCGCAACACCACCCATGTACGGGTGCTGAAGAACCGGTTCAGCGGCATCACCGGACCGGCCGGCCACCTACTCTACGACAACGACACCGGCAGGCTCACTGAGTATGAGCCGCAGGACTACGAGGAGGTATTGTAATGAACTTCGGTTATAGACTACGAGCGTGGGCGGCAACAGTGTCCATTGTGTTTAACCAAACGCTACACCTAGGCAACGCGCCCTACCCCTACACCCTCAGCGAGACGTGCTGGATACGTAGGCACATAACGCGCTACGCTGTAGGTAGGGCAATCATCGACGGCATCTTCAAGGCCATGCTCCGCGAGGCAGACCACTGCGAGCTGAGCTACTACGTAGGCCAGAGCTTCCGAGCTAAGGATCAGTTATGAGTAAGACCTGCACCAAGTGTGGCGAGAGCAAACCACTGGAGCAGTTCAGCCCCAAGGGTGACAGCTACCGCTCACGATGCAAGCCCTGCACCACTACCGACAACATGGAAAGATACACACGCAACAAGAAGGTGTTGTCCGACATGAAGCTGGAGCGAGGATGCGAACGGTGTGGATACAACGAGCATTACGGTGCGTTGCACTGGGATCACATCGACCCCGACACCAAGTCGTTTCAAGTAGGCGAGTCTACATCTAGTCGCGGACTCAAGGCTTTGCTGGCTGAGACGGAGAAGTGTAGGGTCTTGTGTGCCAACTGCCACGCCATACGTACATGGCACAAGGAGGATTACTAATGAGTAAGATGGGATCATACGTACAACAACTACAGGAGCAGGAGTATGGGAGACTACAACCCAGAAAGCTACGCGGTCGTCGACATAGAAACGACCCTCGACCACAAGACCATACACGGAGCAGGTGTTACGCTTTGCCAGAATGGAGTGGTGATCGCCAGCGAGTGGTGCAGTTCAGCAGAATCGCTGAGCAATATGTTGAATGGTGTGACTCATGTCGTCGGACATAACGCGATTGGATTCGACCTCCCGGTCCTCGCGGATGTCTGGGGCTTCACTCTTCCTACACAGGTCACGGTTATTGATACGCTTGTTATGTCTCGCCTCGCTAGTCCTAGTCGCGAGGGTGGGCATAGCCTTAAGCGCCTCGCTCTACTCGCGGGGATTAACCAGAAGCAAGACTTCGATACCGCCGACTTCGACGGACCAGTGACGGAGGGGATGATCGACTACTGCATCGCAGACACGGTGGCTAACATCGACGTGTTCAACCTGCTCATCAAGGAGCTGAAGCCTTTCAGCCCTGAGAGCATAGCGTTGGAGCACGCGGTGGCTACGGAGACGCGGACGCAGGAGACCAACGGCTTCAGGCTTGATGCACCCCGTGCGTTCAACCTGTACAACGACCACACCCAACGCATGGAGGAGATAGAGCATGAGCTACAAGAGATCTTCCCTCCCATCATTGAGGAGCGCTGGTCTGAGAAGACGGGCAAGCAACTCAAGGACAAGGTCACCATCTTCAACCCCGGCAGTAGGCAACAGGTGGGCGAGAGGCTGGCTGATAAGGGAGTCGTATGGAAGACCTTCACGGAAACAGGTAAGCCGAAG